GTTCTATCTTTTTCAATCAAAGTTGGGTTCTTTTGAATTACCAATGAAATTGATTTGGATAGTCCGAAGATAGGGTGAATTGCTTGCTTTGTAGCAGTAAATTCATCTGTTGCATTGGTTAAAGTTTCGGATACTACAACTGTTCCCCAACCATAACCTGTGAAGGTTACAGTGTCATCACCTGTTGAATGAACTGCTGTAATGTTCTTTAGTAAGTTTCGGTTTGCTGTTGAAAGAGCGATATAAGTATCTACTCCTGCTGTTCCGTCATCATTTACTAATGATGTGAATTGAGCCCAGCAAAGGTCTGCACTTGCTTGAATTGACCAGTGACCTGCTCCAACTGCTGCACCATCTGCATCAGCTGTCAAAGTAACCCCGTTGATTACTACTGTATCTGTATCTGTTGCAATCGTCGCACAAGCTAAAGTAGCTGTCCAAGGTAAAGCATTAGTTACAAATAGTTCAAAGCCCATAAAGTAACCCGCATAACCATTTCTTGAAACTTGGTCTCCTAACAAAGTATCTTTACCACCTAAGTAAAGTTCAATGTAAGAAAGCATTTCAGGAGAGATAGCTACTGCTGGCATCCCTTCTGGAACTTCCAACTTCATCCCTGCGGCACTTTTAAATCTCTTGTTGTAAACAACGTTCTTCAATCGTAGTTTTTGCATTGCTGTAACGAATACAGTTGCAATGTTTGAAGCTGTTACTACAAAAGCTTCTCCTGATGTTCCTCCGAAATCTCCGGCATCAAGTGATGAACCTGCTCCTGAATACATTGCTCCCAATACATCTCCATCAATTTGGTTTACTAAAGCGTTAGCAAGTTTTCTACCATATTTTTGTTTCAAAGGTAGATGTGCTTGTAGTGCTTCCAAATCTTTGATGTAGATTGAAGCTTCTTTCTCTTTGTTGATTACTAATGTTTCCTGAGTATCTGTTACTGCTTGTCTTGTGTATGAACCGTCATCTCCAACATCGTTTACTGAAATGTTAGTAGCATACGAACGAGCAATAGTAGCACCTTTAGTCAACTGACTCTCTAAACGAGTATCAGCAAAGATTTGATACACAGGCTCTCGGTAATGTGACATCTGATATTCAGCTGTAAAAACTGTTTTCAGTGTCATTGTGTTTGTATCTGCCATATTAATAATTGATTAATCCTCCAAGTAACTAAATTATCATCTTTCCTTTTCGGCTATCGTTTATCAATTCTTCGGTTTCTAACGACTTTCTGTAATGTTTCTCCCACTTCTCTTGGTCTCCTGCTGAAAGGGTTGTAATGTCTACATTAGGATCAAAGTCGAAGTCATCACTGGCTACGTCTTTTCGCTCTTTTGTTTCCATTCCTTTCTTTTTGGGTGAAATTAAAGCTGTTAGAGTTTCCTTTTCCTTGAAAACAACATAATCAAGTGATTTATCGTGGTATTCTTTCGAATGTGACAATTTATCAAGTGATTGCTTTACTGATTTCAGTTCTTCATCTGAAATCTTAGGGAAATCTGACTTAATTTGAGGTAAAACTGTTGAAAACTCGTCTTCAAATAGTTGTTTTTCAATAACTTCTTGATTTTTAGTTTTCCAGTCCTTAAAATCTGCTAAATCCTTTTTCAAAGACTCGTCATTGGTTGGTTTAACATCTTTCAGAAAAATAGCTTTCAGCTTTCTAAGATATGCTGGGTCGGCATTGATTTCCTTTGCTAACTCGTCTATCTCATCTAAAGCCTCTTTCTTTTCTTCTGGTGTTTCAGCAACTTTTAGTGCTTCCAACTTCTCCTTAAGTTCTGTGTTTTCTTTCTCAAAGTTTTCTCGCAGTTCTTTTTCTGACTTCAACTCAGACTTCTTATCTTTGTATTCGTCATAAATTGAACGCTTTTTAGTTTCTTTTTGGTCTGTTAAAACTTCTTTAGGTTCTTCCTTAGTTTCCACTTTTGGTTCTTCAACCTTGGTTTCTTCTTTGGTTTCTTCCTTTTTTGGAGCTTCTTCAACCACTTCGGTTTTCTCCTCCTCCTCTACTTTAATACCTTCGGCTTCTAAATCTGCCTTGTATTTGTCTTCTTCTACTGACATATGAATTTTTATATCTCATTTCGTGAGAATAGGTTTAAGACCTATAACTTTTACTTCTGTAAAATCCCGAAGCTCGGAAAAGTGTGTTTATAGTCGTCACTTACGACAAATCCTTAAATTAGTTCTCCTCCTGTGTTCGTTGCAAACTCTGTTGCTCTTTCTATTGAGTCAAAAGACCTTTCCATATTTCCCCATTTAACTGTAAATAGTTTTTTAGTTGGTTTTATTATAGGTGTTTTTATTACCTTCATAATAACTTCTTTGCCTTTTTCGTCTTTCACGACCATTTTTTTAATTACCTTTATTTTCTCCTTAACTTCTTTTTTCTTAACCATAATTTTATTTTGTTGATTTATAAAAATTCGACCTACTTATCTTTAAACTGTGTTTAATGCTCTCGTTATACTATTATTAATCCCTGCTATTGTTGATTTAGGGTCATCTCCTGATAAGGAGAGTATCCATAACATTGCATCTTGTCTTGAAAATAATGATTGTCTAACTGCTTCTGTTAGTCCCCTATCACTGGCTAATTTCGTTGATGCATCTACATAACTTTCCTTGGCTTTCTTCATTATCTCTTTGGTTATGTCGTGGTTCTGCCAACCTAACATATTCTTACTTTCTATCAACTGGCTTTCCCAGTCTTTGATGTCGGCTAAGTTACTTTCATAGTCTTCACTATCTATGTCGCTTGATAGGAATATTTCTTTTAATTTCTGCAAATCTTTCATATTATTGTCCTATTTTACTCATTTCCATTGCTCGGGATATTCCTCCCGGAACTCCTTTATTAACTGCTGTCTCTTTTGGTGGAGTATTTAACCCCGCTTGTGCATCTTGTTGGTTGAGTTCGTTAGCTGTTTCATTGGCTTTTCTTTCCATATTCCCTGCCACTATGTCCTTGTGAGCTAAAGCATAATCAATCAAGACATCGTATTTATCCTTTAAAGTAGTTCGGTTATCGTTTGCATAGTCTAAAATCTTTTGCATAAAAGCTGTGGTTGCTCCGAACCATAGTTCTGGTTCTTTGTTTCTTAATATCAAAGTAATACCTACTGAGGCTTTGGCTAAAGACTTCTTATCGTCATAAGTCTTGGTATCCATAAACTCTGCTATCTCTTGGTCTGAGTATTCAGCATTTTTTAGTATCTCTTCATCTCGTTTCTTTGAGTTGATGTTTTGACTTTCTGCTAGTAAAGATAATGCTTCTATTCTTTTCTTAGACTTCATATCGCTTTCTATCATTTGCTTGTCGGTTGATACGATTAGAATATCTACATCTTTTGAGGTATTTAAGTCCATTCTTGTTATCTCTCCCCAGTCAATTCCGTTCTCTCCTAATAACCTAATAGCCATTTTAGAAGGCATATGTTCCTTTAATCCATAGATATAAGCCTTTCCTAATCCTGCTAGCATTTCTTGGAAAGGTTGAGAAGCCCAGCCTATTCGTTTAGATACTGATTTTTGTTCTGCGAAGGTTACTGAGGCTTTCTTTGATACTTCTTGAACTGAACCTTGTGATAGGTCATTAGCCCCTGTGCTTCTTCCTGTTGTGCCTGTAATCCAATCAATAAGGTTGATAGTTCCTCCTAGTTCTCCTGTTTTAAATTCGTAAATACCATTACTTATCTGTCTTGCTCCTCCTTTTGTATCTACTGGAACTAAAGCATCTGGTCGGTGCATTGCCTCGTCTAGCTTTCTAACATCTTTGAACATATCTTTATCATAGGCTCTTGCGCTAAAGTTTCTTTTTTCCCTGTTTGTCAATTCCTGATTGAACATAGCCACGATAGCATCTGATGACGGGTATAGATCATCTGCATAACTCTTTGAAAGGAAGTTCTCATCGTCTTCGTGAGTAGCATAAGAAAACCAAGGATATAATCCCGAGCTATCTATATCTTTCCATTTTTCAAATCTTAACCAAGTTTGACTCCAAGGGTGGAATACAAGTAAGTATCTTTCCCCGTTAATGTTTAAAATCCATTGGCATATCTTATAAACAGCTTCTCCTACATAAGAATTGTTATCAGGGTCTAGTCCCAAAGGTTTAAATCTTTCTAGTCGTTCTTGCATTGTTGCTCCTCCCTCAGGATAGTATTGAGTATCACTGCTGTTATGTATAAGTTTATCTACTTGTGCTTGGTTGTAATCTCCGTTCTTAGCTCCTGCTTTTAGTTCGCTTTTTGTCTTTTCAATATCTTCTTCTCCACAGAATAAATGGTTTTCTAGGTCTTTTCCTCCTCTTGGTTGAAAGTGAAAGTTCTTAAGACTAATTACTTCTAAATTTGATTTATATTCGGGGTCGCTTTCTACTGTATATTTAAGTATTCCCCTACCTGTCATAATAGCGTGTTTCCTTGCCATTCTTAACTTGCTGTCCCATTTACTGTTCTTGGCTGTATCCATTATTTCCATTTGAAAAGCTCCGTTTATCTTCTGCACTTTGAAATAGTCTGAGGCATCTCCTTCTTTGAATTCCATTCTTATAGGTTCGTCGTATTGAGCATTTAGAGTATCTATCATTCCGGGGAATACAGGAATAGCAACACTAAATAACTGGCGAAGCTTTTTAGGTGTCTTCCCATTATATAAATCCCAATATTTACTTATCCGAGCCATTCTCGGTTTCTTAAATTCAGTTGAAGCTACGAGTTGTTTTGTAGCTATCCCTAGAGCCTTTTGAGCTAAGTTTTCTTTAGTAGTATTATCCATACTACACATAATATCAAATGTCTATGTTTATGTTGCCTTTTTCTCTTAAATATCTCATATAGCACCTCGAGCAAAATC